AGATCCTAGAGCCGAAGCATGGGCTTCTAAGAATTCTTGGTTTGGAACAGACAGAGCAATGACTTACACTGCTTTTGAGATACATAAGGATTTAACTGAAAAAGAAGGTTATGATCCTAGTTCTGACGAGTATTATGCTGAAGTTGATAAAAGAATACGTGTTGACTTTCCACATAAGTTTGATAAAACTGAGGATAAACCAACGTCCAAACCGGTTCAGTCCGTTGCTTCTGTTAATAGAAGCGTAAAACCTGGACGCAAAACTGTGAGACTCACTTCTTCACAGGTAGCAATAGCTAAAAAATTAGGAGTGCCACTCGAAGAGTACGCAAAACAATTAAAAATCACGAAGGAGGCATAAGCGTATGGAAAAAGAAAACAAAAAAATCTCCCGTGCGAACGAAACTAGGTCTAAAACTGAAAGACCAAAAGTTTGGGTTCCACCATCTTCTCTAGATGCACCCCCTGCACCTGATGGATTCAGGTATAGATGGATAAGAGCAGAGAGTCTTGGTTTCCAAGATACTAAAAACGTAACTGGACGAATAAGAGAAGGTTATGAGTTAGTTAGATCTGAGGAAATCGAAAACGCATCTGATTATCCTGTTATCGAAGACGGTAAATACAAGGGAGTCGTTGGGGTCGGTGGCCTTTTGCTTGCAAAGGTCCCTGAAGAAATCGCGCAGCAACGTCAAGCATACATGAGGCAAAGAGCTGAAGGTATGGATGAAGCAGTACAAAACGATTTAATGAAGGAGCAAGACAACAGGATGCCTATCAATGTTGATAGACAGTCCCGTGTAACCTTCGGTGGTACAAAGAAATAATTTTTTTGTTATTTCTGGTTGTTCATCGATTTAACGTTAACCAATATGGAATAGGATAAGACTATGGCAAACAAAAACACACAAGGTTTTGGTCTGATCGCAGGTGATAGATTAGGAAATACTCCAGCTATCTCTGGTCAATCAAAATACTTTATCGATGCCGGCGTTGCTGGAGCAATCTACAACGGTGGTGCTGTTAAGTCTTCTGCAGGATACATTGTCGAAGGACAAGGTTCTGCTGCTCCTGTTGTTGGAGTATTAAACGGCGTATTTTACAATGCGGCTACAACTTTGAAGCCAACATTTGCTAACTTTTACGCAGGTTCAATTACACCAGCTAACAGTGAAGACATCACAGCGTTCGTCAATGACGACCCATTCCAGAACTACATTGTAGCAACTGACGACGCAGTAGCACAATCTGGTTATTTAGAAACTTATGACATGAACGCGTCTGCTGGAAGCAGCACGACTGGTAAGTCATCAGCAACTCTAGATATCGGAACTACTGGTGCAGACAACAAACAATACAGATTATTAAGATCAGCGGAAGATCCTGAAAATGATACTAACGCTGCTTTCAGATCTGTAGTTGTTGTTGCTAACTTGTTAGAACTACAATCATAATAGGAGTATATAGACTATGGCAATATCAAGATCGCAACTAGTTAAAGAACTAGAGCCAGGCCTAAATGCACTATTTGGTCTGGAATACAAAAGGTATGAAAATCAGCATGCTGAAATTTATACTGAAGAATCTTCTGACAGAGCTTTCGAAGAGGAAGTAATGTTAAGCGGATTCGCTAACGCACAAGTAAAAGGTGAAGGTCAAGGTGTATCTTTCGACAATGCACAAGAAACTTTCACTGCTCGTTACACTCACGAGACTATCGCTTTAGCATTTGCTATCACGGAAGAAGCTATCGAAGACAATCTTTACGATAGACTAGCTTCTAGATACACAAAAGCTTTAGCAAGATCTATGAGCAATGCTAAACAAGTAAAAGCAGCAGCTCCATTGAACAACGGTCTACCAGGCGTAGCTACGTTCAAATCTGGAGATGGTGTTGCACTTTTCAGCACAGCTCACCCTACAGTAGCAGGTACTTTCAAAAATACCTTAACTACTCAGGCGGATCTTAACGAAACTTCATTAGAACAATCGCTAATCGACATCGCAGCGATGACTGATGAAAGAGGTCTTAAAATTGCAGCGAGAGGTGTAAAAATGATCGTTCCTTCAGAGAACCAATTCACAGCTGAAAGATTGATGAAATCTCAAGGCAGAACTGGTACAGCTGATAACGACATAAACGCAATCGGATCTATGGGAATGATCCCTCAAGGTTACAGAGTTAATAACTTTTTAACTGATACTGATTCGTTTTACATCATCACTGACGTGCCTAATGGAATGAAAATGTTCCAAAGAGCACCGTTAAACACTGCAATGGAAGGTGATTTCGACACTGG